CTTGAAATCTAGCATCGCGTATTTCAAAAGACAGATCGTTTGTTGGATCTGCATAGCGTTGACTAAACTCTTGGAATCTAAATGAAGCGTGACGTAGTAATTGACGTGCAATATCGCGGGTGGTATTTACTTCTAAACACACATTAACCATTTCAAGTGGTGACCAATGTTTATGTTTAATTAGGTAGTTGATAAGTTTTTCTGAAGTTTCTGTATTAAACTGATTTGAAGGATTACTTACTCTAGCACAAAATGCTATAAGTTCTTGTGCATCAGTAATTCCTAACTCAGCAAATTCTTCAGTAGGTTGAGAATATGATACTAATTTAATGTTCATAATTTACTTTTTTTTAAAAATTTATTGGTTAGTTTTTCAACGTCTTTTTTAATTTTGATTGCATCAATTTTAAAATCAACATCATCAATTCGGTCTTCATAATCAACAAGTAATTCAGATAAACTTTCTTGAAAATTATTCCATCCTTCTTTTTTTATTTTTGCTGTTAATTTTATTTCCCATGATTTACTATCTTTAAAATTAACAACTACTGATTGTAAATACAGAAAAGGTATCACGTTAAATGATACCTCGTCTAATACATCAGGCCAAACTGCAATCACATCATTAGGAAGTGATTTCTTTTGACTTAGCAATGGTTGCCTTTTTAGCAGGAGCAGGAGCAGGAGCAGTAGTTACACTTACTTCAACTTCAGATTCAACTTTAGCTTTTTTAGCAGTTGGAATTAAATCTTCAGCTTGTCTGCGTAACGATGCAGCTTCTTTAGATAAGCGATCTGCTTCTGAACGATACTTTTTAGCCTGTTCTTCGGGAGTTAACAGGGTAGTAAGTTCTTCTACAACTGGTTTTATTTCTACTGTTGCATCAACTTGCTTAGATTCTAATGACGATTTAATTGATAAATCGTCAACTGGAACACCGCGTTGTTCTGCAATAGTTTGATTAAGTTCAGATAACAAAATTGCATATGAATTGTTTGGTAACATTTCAATTTGATCAGTTGATGCTTTAACTAACCGTCCTTGAGTATGTAATGCTGCTAGCATAATGCTACCATCCGGAAAGCTTGAACGAGCCATAACTTCTGCAAATTCATTTGCAGTTTGCCCTGTGCTACTTTCAACTAGATTAATTATCGCATCGTGATAACTGTCTGGTAAATTTTCAGTAGGAGCAATTAAGCAATTATATGCATCTCCGGGCAATGTGCGATAAACAACAATGCATTTTTTACCCGTTGCTTTTACTCTGCCAACGTGTTTTAAGTCTGCCATTATTGCGTACCGGCAGTTTCAGCTTGTTTAGTAACAGCAACTAAGAAGTTGTCCAATTTTGTGTAAGTTTGGCCAACTGCAACCATTTCATTTGGTTTAAAAGCACCACGTGAACTTGCAATATCAATAATAGTTTTTAACGCATTTAAGTCGTTAATTGTAAGATCATTAGTTGCTTGTTCTTGAGTTGCTTCTGTTTCTGCTGTGTTTTCTGTTGTTTGTTCTACGTTTTCTGTCATGTTTTTTCCTCTGTGGTTAATATAGTTAATTATCTTGAGTTTAAATCTGGACATGCAATTGTGAAAAAGCTAAGTTCCTTTTCTGACTCAAAACCAATTGTAATGTTATAGATTATAGAATTAGACGAATCTAATGAAATTCCTTTATCTATGTAGTATCGATTATTTAAATTTTTTGTAATCCAAGTATCAATAGATCTGATTAATTCTGGATTAAATCTATTAATAGTAAAGTATTTAAAATGCGGGCAGGCAAAGCCTACCCTACGCATATTAAAGTAATTTAATGGATTTGGTTTTCCATTTTTTAACGCCATTACGCAGCTTCCTTAGCAAATTCGTAGTAAGCAAACTCACCCCATGGAGGAACAATTTTGTCATTACCATGAATAATAAACACTGTGTCGCAATACCCTTCGTCACCCCAACTACCAAATGGATAACCGTCTGTAAACATAATAAACTTTTTAGGTTGAATATCATGTTCTTTCATGTAATCCCAGTTTGCATCAAACTCTGTACCACCACCGCCTTTTGGCTGATATTCATCAAACTCTGTAATAGTATAAGCGTTATAATCAGCTTCGTTATACACTTGCGTATCAAAGCACCATAGTTTAATGTTAAAATCTTGATACTCTTGCATAATACCTTTGATCTCACTTAAAAAATCTCTAGCTTGATCATCGCCAATTGAGCCAGACATATCAATTGCAACGCAAATATCAATTGTTTCGTCATAGTTAGTACCTGGCAAAATAGCGTTCATGTGCCAACCTTTTCTGTTAGGCCGCATAAAAGAAAAGTCATTTTTAATAGTACTTTGAATTTGCTGACGTAAAATTTCACGCCAGTTCATTTTAGGTTCAGTAAGCTCTTTAATCATACGTGAAACACTAGCTGGCGTATTGCCGGCACCTGCAGCTTGTGCAGCAGCCATAGTAGCCTCACGTATCTCATCACGAATCTTTTTTAGTTCGTCTTTAGTATACTGAGGACGACCGCTACCGTTAGGATTACTTTCCCAATCAATGTGTTCATCAAGCATTTGACCTAATTTGCTAAGTGAATCTTCATCAAACTCATCCATTAGTTTGTCATAAATTTCTTCAGAACCCATACCGTAATAATCTGGATTATGAAAGATTTTAATAGCAGGAGGTGGTTCGCCAATTTTATCACGAACCATTTGACCATTAACATTATAGTCACATGCAATGTTAAAGATTTTAGGATTACGACCATCTCTACGTGACATATGATCAAACACGTTATGGAGAATCTCATGGCCAATAACAAATTCAATTTGTTTTACAGTTAATGGTTCAAAAAAATCACGATTATAAAAAATAGAACGGCCGTCAGTTGCTGCAGTTGGACACCAATCTGATCCGTCTACAATTTTTAAACGTGTAGCCATATTACCAAAAAATGGATGGCGTAACAATAATCCTACGCGAGCTACAATAATTTTATCAACAATTGAATCTAGAGCCATAAATAAATCCTTAAAAAGTTATAATAAGTGTAAAGTATAACACCGCCTTGCGGCGGTGTCAACTGTTTTGATATTACTGACCGCTTGCTGCGTTAATATATTTGCCATACTTACGATGGAAATCGTCAAAACATTCAATTTCATCTGGCTCTAATGGTAACTTGTATTGGCATAATGCAAGTTTAGTACCCATAATTGCAATCTCTGTTTCAAAATTGTTCATCATAAATAAGAAGTAGTTGTTAACTTGATCATTCCAGTTAGGCACTTTTTTACTAGCAGCCTCTTTTAACTCGTAGCATAAGCTAATAGTTAATGAGTACATTGCCGAAATCTCTTTAGTTTCACATTTTGTAATTTTACCGTCAAGTACTGCGCGTGGATCAGGCAATTTACTTGCAAACTGTCTATGTGCCATAAACTTAATACCAAGTCCTTCACCAATTGAACCTGCAACTAAGTCAGCTAATGTGTCAGCGTCAACATCGTTGTCTTCAATTAATTCACTTACAAAGCTCCATGAGCGCGGAGTAGCAAATGCACGTGAACTTGATTTAGTATCAAATGTATATAAGTCCTGTTTGCTTGCTGTTAAGAAGCCAACTACATCTGGATGAATGTTGTTTTCTGTAGCCCAGTCAAAGTAATCATCCCAGTCAACAGCCATTTCTAAATGCACAAATCTGTTAGCAAGTGGAGCTGGCATGCGATAAGTAACACCTTTGTCTGTTTCTCTGTTACCAGCAGCAACAATTACAACATTTTCTGGCAATTCATATTGACCAACACGACGATTTAAAATAAGCTGATAAGCAGCAGCTTGGACACTAGGTGCAGCAGAATTCATCTCATCTAAAAACAAAATGATGCTTTTGTGTTTTGCAGCAAACGCTTTGCTAGGAAGTTCTGAAGGCGGAGCCCATACCATTGTTTGGTCTACTGAATCAAAGTATGGAATACCTTTAATATCTGTTGGTTCCCATAAACTTAATCGCACGTCAATTACATGTGCAGTTAACTCACTACCTAATTGTTTAATAATATCAGATTTACCAATGCCTGGAGGACCCCAAATAAAGATTGGACGTTTGCTGTTAAACGCTTTACGTAAGCATTTTTTAGCATTTCTAGGACCGACTGTACGTGAAGTGATTTCGTTGCTCATAGTGTAATTCCTCATAGTGAGTTAAAAAATAAAGTTAAATATAATAAGTAAGCATTTTGTAAATGTTGCGTTGCTAACTAACTATGCTGCATATTATACAGCATTTTTAATTAATGTCAACTATTTTTTATAAGTTGTTTTGCCTATCTTTCATTGCTTTTAATAAACCATATTTACGAATGTCGTCTGAGAAAAAGTAAAGTTCAAATCCTTTTCGTTCATTAAACACTGTTATACTTTTAAATGTTAAGTAGTACGGACAATCTAAATACCGTTCTAAAAAAATAATAGTTTGTGGACTAAGTTCTATTGCATCTGTAAATGGAATCTCGTATGCTTTGAGATCTAGTGTATTAGTTAGAAATTCAAATCCATCATCAGACAGACGAAGCGCGTTGAGTTTTCCTACACGAGTTGATTGCCACCACTTACGCGAATACAGTTTTACATTAGCGTCGTCGTGACTTTTGCCCCATTGATCTAAAAATATTTTTGTTAATGCAGATTGTGTAATCATCGCACTATAACCCCTTTAGTTAGCTTTACAACAACGAAATCGTCGCACTTAAACGTAGTGTTTAGCTTTTTAGCTAAGTTGTGTGCATGCCCGGGATTTGAGAAACTAACTTTTTTATACTTGTTGCCAATTTGTTTTGAAGATGATTTTAAATTAAATGGTTCATCTTTATAAACAACTGCCCATATAGCGTCAGCTTCTAAAATCTGGTCTAATTGATTAGTACTTGGGTCAAGATATTCTAGTAATATACGCGGTTTTGGTCGTGACATAATGTCCTCCTATTAACTACGTATATTTATCTTACTTTTCCTCTCCAAAGAACCCACTATCAAGATTAACCGTGATTACTTCACTGCTTTGTTGTGTTTTTAACGCGTCTAACAACGCTTCGTAGTCTCGATTAATTTGAGCTAATATTTCAGTTAGTGCTAGATTAAGTAACCTAGCTTGTTGTATAGGAATCTTTACTTCTTTTTGCTGAGAAAGTTCAGCTGCGCGTAATAATTGCGCAAATTGTGATATTGGTATAGTATTAATCGTTTTTTGCATTTGATAGCACCATTTTCATTTCTATTTCTGATTTAAAAGGACCTTTATGATCGTTGCGTTCGATAGTTATTACTTTAGGACAGAAACTTTTAACCCACCCTTTTTCAAATTTAATAATATAATACCCCGCACAATATAGACTTTTACTTTGATCACTTTTAGTAAATAACGGTAGTTTACGTCTAACATCATACACTGAGTTATAAGGTACACAACTAGTTGGATATCCGTAACATTCATTTTGTGTAGATGCAGATATCTTTACATTATGTTTAGATAAAAAGAAATTCTCACCAAATTGGGTAGTTAATTCTTCTTCTTTATCAAATAATAATTCGCCATCTGTGTTACTTAGCACGTACTTGTCGTTATCTTTTTTATGTAATGTAGCAACTTTTAGACCGTCTTGTTCAATAATCCAAAATTTACCGTCTATAATTGGTTTTGCGTATATTTCAATTTCTACCATGTATCTACACCTGTAATCTCAACAGTTTGTGTAGTAGCAACACCATTTACTACATACGGAAATGAAATAGCTAATATGTAACCGATACCACTATTGTTATCATACGCTACGTCAATCTTTTCCACCTCTGGAAATTTTTCTAAAACTGCTAAAATTTCAAGTAGTTCTTCTTTTTGTAATGTAATTTTTTTCATATTATTGTTTTGTATAGTTAGCTTGAAATGGAATGCAATATTGCTGTATGCTATCAACAATACGTTTCATATCATAAGACTGACAAAACTTCATCATGCGTACACCTACTTGTGAAATCTCTTTAGGTTTAGCATTTTCATTAATGGTGTCTTCAATAATCTTACGTATGTCAGCCGGTTGTTGTGTTAAATCGATTAACGTTCTATTACGTTCGTAATCATCTAATACTCGATGTTCTTTACCATTGTGATCAGTCCATCGTTGTAACAAAAAGTTGTTCCATGAATATCCTTTAGAGTGTCTGTCTTCAAATGCTTCTGTTAAGCCTACTTTTTTTGTAGTGCCTTTTGTTCTAGCACCAGGATATGCTGAAAACACGTTATCACTAGTGTCACCACGAACACATTTCTCAAATAACATCCATTCGGGATCAAACGGTAGCTTATTTTCGCCAGTTTTCTTATCTTTAATGGGTTTGCCTTTAGCATCAAAGTATCCTTGGTGTGTGATATGATGATCAGCAACACCGTTATATTGACTAACTGTAGGACTAATTAGTTGCTGAAAGTCGGTATCTGTACTAAAGATAATATGGTTGTCGTCCGGATGCATTTGAATAAATCCGGCAATTAAATCATCTGCTTCTAACCGTGGATGTTGTAATACTGTACAGTTAGTTTTTTCACGTACAAACTCACAAAACTCGTTAAATGCCTCCCAGAATATTTTATCTTCTTCTTGCTCTTTAACAGTCATTGCTTGTCGTACCTCAGTACGGTTGCGTTTGTATGGTTCATAAAAATCCTTACGCCAGCTACGCCCTTCTAAACAAAATACAACGTGGTGACCGTCAAAATCATTCCATGTTTTCTTAATGCCATTAAACATAATATGTAACGCCATGCCTAACTTAAGGTCGTCACTTCCTTTAACAGAATATCGCGCTCTAGCAAAAAGATTTGCAGTGTCTACTTCAATAAATGCCATTGTATCCTCTATTGTTGAAAGTTAAAAGTATATTCTGGTTTAACTATAAACTTTGCTTCCCACCCATTAACAGTAGGCCTAACATATTCTAATTTAATAGTAGGATTGTTGTATAATACATCATAATTACCAGGCAGTTTTTTAGCCTGACCGCGTCCAATTGTACTCATGTTGTTACCTATTGTGTTTTGTTAATTTTAAGAAATCCAAAATCTTGATCTGAGATATCAATGCCTTCTGCTGCTGCAGCATTGTAACAAATATCTCTGTACCAACGACCTACAATTTCATCTTCAGGATCACCGTCAAAGCCGTATCCTTCTTGTTTTAATTTTTCAATCCAATACTCATTCCAATCAATTTCAAAGAATCCATTTCTTACGTTATCCTTGTTAACTTTAAACCCAATAACATCAACCCACGGTTCATGTCTTAATGTAGCTTTTTCTTTGTCTGTTAATGGTGCTTTTTCAATTGTTACTTTTTTAGCTTTAGCTTTAGGTTTAGCTTTTTGTTTAGCCTTAATTGCAGCCTGTACTTCTTGTTGATGTTTTAGTTCTGGATTTTCACCACCAAACACTTTTTTTATAAAATTTCCAAACATTATGTTCCCCAGTTATTGCCAAACAGCGGGAGGTGAAGTCTATCGCTGTATCTTAATCCGTGCTTTAATGCAAGTTCTGCTACTCGTCGATTATTAAGGTTGTATACATCAGTTACACCGCCTACTGGCATTAAGTAAATATCACCTCTAAATCCGTTGTCTTTATATAGCTGCATTACTTCAAGTGCTTCTGTTACATCGTCTTCGGATGCTACTACAAATTTTAAGAATGAACTATGACCTGAAAATTGATATTCTGTTACAATCTCAGGACGTATAGCTTTTTCTCTAGGCTCGCCACTTACACTTAGCTTAGGACTAACTGAAAACGTAGTTTGATACCGTCTTTCCATGTATAAGTAGTTTTCAAAATCTTGTAACAGTTCTTGTGTACCATTAGTTTCAAATGTAATGTTTTTTAAGTCTGCAAGTTTAGGATGTCTTAGTAATTCTGGATATATCTTTTGCCAACCTAATAGTAATGGTTCACCACCTGTAATAACTAAGTGTACATTACCCCATTCGTTGTTAGGTAATAGCTCAATCATTTTAGCTGCAACTTCGTCTATTGACATAGTTGGACTTAAATGCTTAAATTTTGGATGCCAACTTGCATAACTGTCACAGCCTGTAGTTACTAATGGTAGCTCGTCATATGAATGATATTGCACACCGTTATTAGCAATAGCATCTGCTTGTACGCTAAGTTCACCTTTAGGCATGCCAAACCCTTGACATTTAAAGTTGCAACCGTATGTACGTAAGAAGATGGACGGAACGCCCATAAAGCGTCCTTCACCTTGTAATGAGTAAAATAATTCCGATACTTTTAATGACATTAATTGTTCCTGTCTTGTTTACGAAAATCTTTGCAATCTTTAATAGCAGCTTTCAATGTTTCTGCATAGTTTAATGTCTGTTGTTCAGTCATTATAGTTGATTGCTGATATTTAAGATAACCATTAAACCACAAATTCCATGTCATTTTAATACGATGCTGAAACCCGTTAAGAAAGCTCAATGTTTCGTATGCAATACTGCTTAAAAACGAATTTTTAATTTTGTATGTGTTTGAAACATCAAATGGTCTATCCCAGTACGCAGTTTTTTGCGTTGTAAATGTAGTTATAGTAATCATATCGAGATCGTCTGCCTCAACCATAAACTCAATACTGTCATCGTCGTTGCCGCATGTGCATTGAATTTTATACATTTTACTGTTACCCCAGTCACTTGTTTTCATAATGCCTACTGCTGGAATTTGTGGTTTTAAGTCTTTCATAACTCTCCTTATTTGTTTACAATACTCATAAATTCTGCACGAGTAGTTGGATCGTTTTTAAATGCACCACCTAACTTACTAGTAACAGTAGAACTGCCAGTATCTTCTACACCTCTTGCAGCAACACAATAATGTTTTGCATCAATAACTACTGCAATATTATCAGTGCCTAATATGTATTCTAATGCATGGAATACTTGTTCTGTTAATCTTTCTTGTACTTGCGGACGTTTTGCAAAGTATTCAACTACACGATTAATTTTGCTTAGTCCAAGTACAACCTCGTTTGGAATATAACCAACTGTTGCAAAGCCGTCAATTACAACTCCGTGATGTTCACAATTACTTTGTATGTTTACATTTCTTTCCACAACAATTTCATTGTAGCCCATTTTGTTTTTAATAGTAGTACACTTTGGAAAGTTTTCTTCTTTAAGTCCAAAATATATTTCATTTGTGTACATTTTAGCCATTCGATTTGGTGTTTCTGCTAAACTATCATCTGTTAAGTCCATTCCTAATGTTGACCATATTGTTGTAAATGCGTTTTCAATAATGTCAATTTTTGTTTTATTATCAACTACTAGGGCCGTATTATTAATTGGAGTTTCAACTCCTTTACTAATTAAATATTCTCTTACTCGTTTACCTAACGCTGGATCTGTTTTAGTTTTATCAAAGCTCATTATTTTAATTCCTGTTATATTTGTTTGTGATTTTTAAAAGTAGGTTTATCATGTTTCCAAATTAATCCAATTTGATAGCATTGTGTAGGATTATCGCTAATATCTTGATTAGTTCGGTATTTTCCTTTAAGTTCACCTTCAAAAATTATTCTCTGTTTAGAAGGTTTATTTAATCTACCATATGTAATATTATAATTGTTTTCTAAGTAAAAGTCAACATCTTTTTTAGATAAAAAATATTCAACATTGTTAATTATACACCATTTATACCCTTTAGTTGCAGATCTACCATACATGCCATTATTAGTACCTACTCTTGCCATAGTAGTGTTAGCACCAATTCTTGTTTTAATACCGGTTGTAACAATAATATCATGATGACTATTAGCCTCTTGTAAATCTAATAATTTAGATTTCTTAATAATAGTATGTTCTTTGATGTTAGTATTGTATACTGTAATTGTGTCTGTTCTTAGCCCAATGTGCGGTTGTAAGTTACGAACAGGGTTACTCCTTGCAGTTTGATGGGACACCCACCCTCTCTCACGAATATTTGTTATTTTATAGTTTCTAAATTCTAAAATTAATTTAGTCTCTAATTCTACTGCATCTTCTTCAGATAGATTAGTGGCTACTTTAAAAATTATTGGTAATAACTGCAATCTAGTTAATTCTCTAATTGTGTTTAATTTATGTGAATTTTTATATTTTCGTGTAGGCCGTGCTTCTTTAAGATGATCAAATAATCGATTATTTTTACCGTAACCTACATAAAATGGTTTAAATAACAGTGAACAAAATGTAGAAACATATTGACCTGGTGTTCTTGGATCTAAGTATACATAGACATAGTATATATTGTTATTAGATGACATATAAGATTCCTTACTCCTTACATAATTGATTTTTAAAATGGGCATTCCTATCATGATTGCCCATTGTTATTTATTAGTTAAGAGTTCTTTGTCAAGGTTTTTAACTCAGATTCTAAGTATTCTACGTAATCACGTAGTCCGGATAACATACGCGGATCACCTGTACCATTGTGTTTTGCAATATCGCGTTTTACTTGTAAAATCTTTTCTTGTAGTTCTTCTTTAGTTAAGTCTGTCATTGTGTACTTCCGATCTTGCTATTTCTAAAAACATTTGATATTTTTTGTATGCTGCTTTTACAGTTGGATTAGAATCTCTAACATACATATCTTCATAGTATTTTTTATTCCAGTCTTCACACTTTTCAACTTTGTCAATTAACTTTATAAAATCTCTCTCGTGTATTTTAACAGTTAATGACCTTGTAACGGTTGCTCGTTCGCTTGGCAGGTTTGATCTTGACCAATCTAACGAATAATTACCATCTGCAGCATAATATTGTTCAACATCTATGCTTTGTATACCGTGTTTTTTAGCTATTGAGTGTAGTTCCATTATTTCTTCCAGTAGTTTTCCCAAGGAAAGTTGATCCAAAGTGGATCGTCTCGTTTATCAAATTCTTCAGCACAATAATCAACATGTGCATTACTAGCAGTATTATCAAATATTGTAGCAAATCTAACATTCTTATGCCATACATCGTGTTTCCATCTTATGTCATTTGGTAAACATAATGATTGCCAATCTTCTTTAATCCAATCAAGTGTTGCACCTGAATCATTAATATCGTCAACAATTAAAATGTTTTTAGCTTGTCCGGTACTTGCTAGTTCGTCATCAGTAATGCCAAATGCATCACATGCCATCCATGCATTGTGTTCGTTATCATCTGGATGATCTCGTAAGCTAACATGCAGTGTTAACATCTTAACTCCGAGATATTGACTTAGTAAGTTAGCAGGGATAAGTCCACCGCGTGTGATTCCAACAATATAATCTGGTTTCCATTTAGCAGCATGTATTTGACGTGCAATTTCTAATGCTGCACCTTCTAACTGTGCCCAATTATATTTTACTACTTTCATTCGTCATCCTTTGGTAATATGCTATCTTCATAGCAAATTGTATAAATGGTTTTTAAATTTTCATATGCTTTTTTTAAACCTGGATATTCTTCACACAGTGTTGTAAATGCATTCCATTCCGGAAACGCATCTATAAATGGTTTACCATTTGCAGCCCAACTAGAAGTAGACCAAGTATTTCCTCCTATTCCGTTATATGCGTAATAGTTACTTGTTAAATTAGTAGAATTAAATCCGGTTATAGTATTATGGCCATACATGCCATTACTTCCAGTGATAGTAATTGTATCACTCGCTGCTGTTCCACTCATAACATTTGACGCTGTATATGCTGATAATGTACTGGCATCAAACGCAGGTATACTGTAACGTGTTGGATCTCCATCCATATTAAATGTAATTGTATCGTTAGTTAAATCTATCATATAATTTCTCTGCAGTAAAAAAATCTTTAGTTAAATATGATGCTTGCTGTGTTACAAGCGACGCATACTCGTCGTATTTTTCCATATAATTGATAATGTGATTACATAAGTCGTAACTATGTGCTTCGTAATCTGCATAACTTTCAGTCCATGCTGATGGATATTTAAAGTGATACATATACATTTCCTGATAGCTTAATCTATCAGGAACCATAGGTATAGCACCAAGCAATGCACCTTCATAACAACTAATACCTAATGTTTCTTGTAAGTTAGCACTGAACACAATCTTTGCTTCACTTAACAAGGTATGGTATTCATCTTTAGTAAGTTTTTCTTCTTGACATATAACAAAGTCGTATTGTGGTAATTGATGGCGCAATGCTTTAAAAATATCAACTTGTTTTTCTGGAGCAATTCTGTGCGGAAATACGATTAAATCACGTTTCTCTGCATTTGCATATGGCGCTAATGTATTTTCTATATACTCCATAGGCCACCCTGTTTTTATAATAGACTTGTCGTCGTATACTTCATCCCAGTCTTCTTCATACCATGGATTTTCACTTGGATACCCGCTTTGTATTACATTGTCAAAAAACATTCTTACATGAAATTCTGTAGCAAAATAATTATGAGTGTATGATGCAAACATACTTTTTTCTGCAAGTTTAACCCATGCGCCTTGTATGTTTCCTAGGAAGTCATGTTTGTCATAACTGCCTGCATGCCATAAGCCATGAAATTTCCAATTTAAATGTTCTAAGTCTTTAATGTACGTTAACTGTATAATAGTAGGATTCCACGCATCTGTAAACAAAAAATGATCATTAGGTGTAGTTCTGTGGTAGTTTTTTAAAAAGCCAACTAGTTGTGAACTTTTCCAAATGTTTGTATCAACAAAGTTTAAAAATGCACCCGGAGTTACATCAGTTGCATTTTGTTCACCGTCTATTTGAACTATGTTGTAGTTGTCTTCTATGCGTGCTTTTAATTGTGTAGGTATATGAGTGTGCCATTGTCTAGTATACCGTGTATCTAACGGTTCTATTGGAAATATCCAAATATTAGGTTTCATAACATTCCTTAAATAGTGAAAGCTCCTTACGGAGCTTTCTTGGTTAAAAATAACTGTTAGGCTTTTTTATAGTTTTTAGGTCTAACACCGTTTGGCCAAGGTTTATTACCTTGATATGGTTTACGAGGGCGTTTACTTGATATATATGCCCCGTATGATTTACTATCTTTGCGATATAAATCTGCTGGATCAAATTTACGTAACTCAATTCTACAAAAGTCGTGAAATGCTTCTAAATCTTCAAAGATTTTAACAACATCTGGACGTGATTCTAAATATGAGAATGTTTTGTAATTTTTAGCCATTTTATTTTCTTCCGTTTTTTAATATAGTTTGGTTAGTACGAATTAGCAGTTGTTCCTTCAAATCGTACAGATGATTTCTTAATTGTTTAATGTGTACTACGTTTTTAAGTTTAGGGTTAGCTGATTT